ACTCACCTATGGTGGTGACTTAAATTTACTTGACACCTTTAAGTTATGGGGTGAGCAAGTGTTTGGTTGGTATTACTTTGTTGAACGAAGTATTTATGAACCAAATCCGGATGGACATGGTGGACACTATGTAAATAAAACGGTTAAGAAGAGATTGATTAACAAACAGTATTTGATAGTCGGTCGAGGTGCATCTAAATCGCTTTATGATACCTGCATTCAGTCATATAGATTGAATGTTGATACATCCACCACACACCAAATTACAACAGCACCTACAATGAAGCAAGCAGAAGAGGTCATGTCGCCATTTCGTACAGCAATTACGAGAGCGCGCGGACCTCTTTTTAAGTTTCTTACAGAGGGTTCTTTACAGAACACGACCGGTTCCAAAGCCAATCGAGTTAAGTTAGCCTCCACCAAGAAGGGCGTTGAGAACTTCTTAACAGGCTCTCTCTTAGAAGTCAGACCAATGAGTATTAATAAACTTCAGGGTCTTAGATGTGCAACAGCAACAGTAGACGAATGGTTGTCTGGCGACATTAGAGAGGACGTAATTGGAGCAATCGAGCAGGGTGCATCCAAATTGGATGACTACCTAATTGTCGCTACAAGTTCGGAAGGAACTGTACGAAACGGAAGTGGTGACACAATCAAAATGGAGTTGTCGGACATTCTTAAGGGCGACTACATAAATCCACATGTATCTATTTGGTGGTACAAACTGGATAGTATTGATGAAGTTGCTTATCCAGAAATGTGGATGAAAGCAAATCCCAATATTGGAAAGACTGTAACCTATGAGACTTATCAGTTGGATGTAGACAGAGCAGAGAATGCACCGGCTACACGAAACGATATCCTTGCCAAGAGATTTGGTATTCCAATGGAAGGTTACACTTACTACTTTACATACGAAGAAACGCTTCCTCATAGACCAAGAACTTACTGGTCAATGCCTTGTGCACTTGGAGCCGACCTTTCTCAAGGAGATGACTTCTGTGCTTTTACTTTCTTATTCCCATTATCCAGTGGTGAATTCGGTATCAAAACCCGTAACTACATCACATCTAAAACTCTAATGAGATTACCCGGAGCTATGAGAATTAAATACGACGAATTCATGAAAGAAGGAAGCCTTGTTGTATTAGAAGGTACCGTTCTTGACATGATGCAGGTCTACGATGACTTAGACCAACACATTATTGAGTGTGATTACGATGTCAGATGTCTCGGTTTCGACCCGTACAACGCAAAAGAGTTTGTAGAAAGATGGCAGTCAGAAAATGGACCATTTGGTATTGAGAAAGTAATTCAGGGTGCACGTACCGAATCTGTTCCTTTAGGTGAATTAAAGAAACTTTCTGAAGAAAGAATGCTTTTATTCGATGAGGAACTGATGTGCTTTGCAATGGGTAACTGTATCACATTGGAAGACACAAATGGAAATAGAAAACTTTATAAGAAACGAGCTGAACAGAAGATTGATGCTGTAGCAGCCATGATGGATGCTTACATAGCTTACAAAGCAAATAAAGAAGCGTTCGAATAAGGAGGAAATTCAAAATGGATGAATCTACGATCGGTTCCAGAGTCAAACGAGCTTGGAACGCTTTCCTGAACAAAGACCCCACATCATCGATAAGATACATCGAAGGTGGTTCAGCTTACAAGCCCGATAGAAGAAGGCCTATCAGGGGTAATGAACGGTCTATTGTTAATGCTGTGTATAACAGAATAGCGATGGACGTAGCCGCCATTAAAATTTTACATGTTCGACTGGATAAAAATGAACAGTTCATGGGGGTCGTAGACTCCGGATTAAATAACTGTTTAACACTTGAAGCAAATATCGACCAGACAGGTCGTGCACTTGTACAAGACACCGTTCAGTCTATGTTGGATGAAGGTGTGGTTGCGCTTGTTCCGGTTGATACAGATGTAGACCCTAATGACACGGAATCATTTAAGGTTATCACAATGAGAACTGGAAGAGTGACTCAGTGGTATCCAACAAAAGTAAAAGTAGAGGTCTATAACGAAGCTAAAGGTAAACGAGAAGAGGTTATTGTATCAAAGAGAATGGTATCAATTATCGAAAATCCATTGTATTCGGTAATGAATGAACCTAACTCGACATCACAGCGATTAATAAGAAAACTTAACTTATTAGATGTCATTGATGAACAGAGTGGAGCCGGAAAATTAGATTTAATCATTCAGCTCCCATATGTAATCAAGACAGAAGCACGTCGTCAACAGGCTGAAATACGCCGTAAGGATATAGAGAATCAGTTGTCGGGTTCCAAGTATGGTATTGCATATATTCCGTTGAATAATTATAATTATATTTATCCATATGTTAATTTAAATGATAATGAATTAGCAAAAATTTACACGAGTAGTAATATACTAGAAAAAACTTTTTTAATGATACCATATCGGTTAACTATAACTATTGATAAGAACATGCCAGCTGGAGGTAAAACTACTTTCGATAGTGTAAATGTATTAACAGAAACAATAGATTTAAGACCATCAAATAATATATTGTTAACATCGATAACTAATTTGTCCGATTTAACATTATCTGTAAGTCGTAAAAATATTGGTAATGGTATATATACTATTGATCAAAGTAAAATGTATGATGTTAAGGGATTGGTAGAAGGCTTTGCAGAATTTAAAGGATATTTTGGAAGATATAATCGTTATGGCGTTTTTGAATTTGTAAAAATTAATCAAAATTTTGGGTTGTATCCAGCTGATAATTTATATCCGATGGATAAATTATTAGGTAGGTCATCTAGTACACATCTAGCTTATCGAGGATATTATATGAATGCCGTATATGATGATGAACCAACAAAATATTATAGCAAAGTTTATACACTATTTACTAATACGAGTGGTGTTGAAACATATCTTGAGAAAGAAATAGATAATGGTTATTTAAATAATAATCATAAAGAATATCAGTATTACTCATTAGATGATAATTTTTTGATTAAAAATTGTAAATTCACCAATGACCAAATCAATACAATATTAGGTCAAATAGCCGAAAGTTTAAAATATATTTCTTACATCCCTGCTGAAATAGAATCATTAGGTCTTCCTTATATTGAAACAGGAGATGTGATTAGAGTAATAACTCACGATAATGGATTCGAGACTATTATATTAAGTAGAAATTTATCCGGCGAGCAATTATTGTTCGACAATTATCAATCAAGGGGGTAATAGATGAATAAAATATATTCTAGAATACAATGGGAAAATTATCCTAGTATTCTCACGCCTATTAACGAGATTAATTTAAATCATATGGACTACGCTATTGACAGTTTGGACGATAGCGTGGTTTTACTTGATACGGTTAAAGCCGATAAGTCAGTTGTATTAAACACCATCAATGATTGGAGTATGGATAGCGATACAGGAATAATTACAATAACAAAAGTTAATGGGGAACAGATTATATTTGATTTGAATATCGAAAAGATACCAGTATCTTTTACGTTGTCTGAAGATGGTATTCTAAAAATGACAACCGATGACGGTAGCGAGTTCGTTACAAATATTTCAGATATAATACCTATATTAACATTTGAAAATTCCGATACAATCGCTGTAAAAGTTACAAGCGACGGTATTAATAAGTCATATTCTTTTGAGGTGAAAGACGGCTCTATCACCGAGGACAAACTTCAGCCTAATTACTTGGCAAATGTTCAGGCCGCATCTAATAGTGCCATTCAAGCATCATCTCAGGCTATAGAAAGTGCTCACACAGCAGTTACAAGCGAAACAAATTCTAAAGTATCAGAAACAAACGCTAAAGCGAGCGAGGAAGCTGCTAAGCAGTCTGAAGTAAATGCTAAGGCTAGTGAAGTTGCCGCATCTTTATCAGAAAATAATTCTAAAACCAGCGAAGAAAACGCTTTAACATCGGAAACAAACGCTAAAGCGAGCGAGGAAGCTGCTAAGCAGTCTGAAGTAAATGCTAAGGCTAGTGAAGAAGCGTTGGGATTATCAGAAGTAAATGCTAAGGCTAGTGAAGAGGCCGCTAAAATTAGCGAAACAAATTCTAATGAATCGGCATTATTGTCAAAATCTTACGCAGTTGGTACTACAGGTACTAGAGAAAACGAAGATGTCGATAATGCAAAATATTACATGGAAGAAGCTAAGAAAATAGCTGAATCTGGCGGTGGAG